ACAACACATCAGTGAGCAGGAGGGGCGACCCATCACACGACAGCGTGTGGAGCAGATCGAAAAGTACAGCCTGATCCCACGGCTTAAATTGGGTTTGGTACAGATCCCAGAGATTCGTGACATGTTGGTAGAGATGGGATACGGAGAACAGGTAAAGGAGATTCTGAAGTATGCCGAAGAGAATAATCTTTGACATAGAAACAAATGAAGTCAAGGACTTCAACACACTGTGTGGCTTGAAGACTTGCCATTGCATTGCCATGAGCATCGACGGCAAAGACCCCGTGATCATGGAAAACGGTGACGCACTGCAAGTGATGCAGGAAGCAGAGATGCTGATCGGGCACAACATTATGAAGTTTGATCTTCGTGCCCTCAAACGTCTGTACCCCGACTTCAACTACAAAGGCGAAGTGCGAGACACTCTGGTGATGAGCCGTTTGTTGTTCGGGGATTTGATGTCAACTGACCACCAAGCAATCGAGTTCCCCCGTAAACTCATGGGTAGTCACTCACTTAAAGCGTGGGGTGTCAGGCTGGGCATCCACAAAGGTGACTTCGCGGAGAACGGAGACTGGTCATGCTTTACGCCGGAGATGGCTGAATACTGCAAGCAGGACGTAGCGGTGACCGCTGCTCTCTGGAAGCGGATTCAAGAGGAGGATCCTGACTTCCGCCCCACCCAACTGGAACACGATTTCGCGGCAATCATTCACGCACAAGAGATCAACGGATTCGTGTTCGACGGAGAAAGGGCTAGAGCCTTACACTCCACGCTGCTCGATGAGAAGTGCCGCATCAAAGAGCAACTTCAAGAAGTCTTCCCCCCAGCCATCATCCAGTTGAAGACAAAGACAAAAGAAGTACCGTTCAATCCCGGTAGTAGAAAGCAAATCGCGGAGAGACTGATTGAGAAGTATGAGTGGGAACCTGCTGACTACACCGAATCTGGACAACCCAAAGTAGATGAAACAGTACTAGCGTCCCTCCCTTACCCCGAGGCCAAGTTGGTTGCCAGATACTTGCTTGTCAACAAGCGTCTGGGCCAACTGGCCGAGGGGGAAAACGCATGGCTTAAGTTGGAGAAAGGGGGGAAGATCCACGGCTCTGTGAATCCATGTGGTTGCGTATCTACGCGATGCACACACAGCAAACCCAACATGTCTCAAGTCCCCAGCGTAGGCTCCCCGTGGGGTAAGGAGTGTCGTGAACTCTTCACGGTGGAGCCGGGAAACGTGTTGGTTGGTGCAGATATGAGTGGGTTAGAGTTGCGTATGTTGGCCCACTATGTTCACCCGTATGACCAAGGTCGATACACTGCCGAAATACTTGATGGCGATATCCATACAGCAAACCAAGAGGCGGCGGGACTTGAGACTCGCAACCAAGCCAAGACCTTTATCTATGCCTTTTTGTATGGAGCGGGTGATGAAAAGATTGGCTCCATCGTTGGCGGTGGTCGTACTGCTGGTCGCCGCATCAAAAAACAGTTTCTTCAGAGAATGCCCGGCATTCAAAAACTACAGCAAGCCATCAAGACTGCGATTCGGCAACGCCCGCATTTGGTGGCCCTTGATGGACGGAAACTGAAGATCAGGTCAGAGCATTCTGCCTTGAACCTCCTTCTCCAGTCGGCTGGGTCAATCGCCATGAAAAAAGCAACAGTTAATCTGTGGTTCTACCTCAATCGGATACCAAGCATCAAAGCAAAACAGGTGGCTCATGTCCACGATGAGTTGCAGATCGAGTGCCGAGAAAGTCAAGGCCACGAGGTTGGTACTTTGGCGGTGGATGCAATGCGAGATGCTGGAGATGACCTTGGTGTCAAGTGCCCTCTGACAGGTGAGTACAAGATCGGTTACAATTGGGCTGAGACACACTGATGGAACTACCCGAAGACAATGAACTGTTTGATGTCCCCGCAGAAGCCATGATCAAGGAACTGCAAAGTCGGTTCGATGAGATGGTGTTCCTTGGGGCCATGAACCTGACCAAGAAAACAGAGGACATCACGGTTGCGTTCAGTGGTTCATACCACGCCGTCATCGGTCTTCTGGAGATTGGCAAGATGGCATCCAAAGCCGGAGGAGCGTTGTCTGAAGATGAAGACCCTGTTGGTTGATGGAGATGTAGTCCTGTACGAAGTCACCACCGCAGTGGAAGAGGCTATCTGCTGGGGCGATGACTTCTGGACTCTCCATGCCGACATGAAGGTGGCACGGGGCAAACTCAACGCCAACCTTGCAGCACTCAAAGAAACTCTCAAGGCCGACCACCTAATCATTGCACTCAGTGATGTCGGTAACAACTTTCGCAAACATCTATCACCTGATTACAAAAAGCACCGCAAGAAAAAGCGGAAGCCTGTCATTTACTACGAACTACGCGAGTTCTGTGAAGATGTCTACGACTGTGTTTGCTGGGACAATCTGGAGGCGGACGATGTTCTTGGCCTCCTGTCCGACTCGTATGTCAATTCAACAATCGTGACCATCGACAAGGACTTGCGAACCATCGCGGGTAGTCACTACAACCCAATGAAACCGGATGAAGGTGAAACATGGGTGGATGGTAAAGAAGCAGATTTCAACTTCTACAAGCAAAGTCTGATGGGGGATCTGGTGGATGGCTACAAAGGCTGTCCCGGCATCGGTCCCAAGACGGCTGAACGCCTGCTCAAAGAGCATGGCTCCTCGTGGGAAACAGTCCGTGACGCATACCTAAACGCTGGCGAGACAGAGGATTACGCTCTCCTTCAGGCTCGCATGGCTCGGATCCTCCGTCCCGGCGAGTACAACGAGCGAACTGGAGAACCAATCCTATGGCAACCGTGAACCGTGCTGAACTACTGCAAATCCATTCTGAGGTCTGTAACAAGGCCAGACGGCTTATGGAACGCAAAAACCATGACTATAGCGGCGGGGACAACCAAGAAGACCCATTTCTCAACTTCACAAGGGTAGAAAAGTTAGGAATCACCACCACAGAGCAGGGCTTCTTGGTTCGGATGACTGACAAAGTCAGTAGACTCATCACGTTCTGTCAGACTGGAACCTTCAAGGTAGAGGACGAAAAACTTGAAGATACCATTACTGACCTAGTTAATTACTCCATCCTCCTGTACGCCTACTCTATGGGCACTAATAAGGACACCTCTACGGAATGAACGATTCAAATACCCCCTCAAATGACATTCCCAGCGAATTTCAGTCAGGTAACTGGCCTGCTATTCCTGAATCAATTATTACTCGTTTGAACGAGTGTTTCCCCGAACGATCCGCTGATTTGACATGGGACGAGAAGCAAGTTTGGTTTGCGTCCGGTCAGAGAAGCGTTGTTCGCTTTCTCAATCAAGTGTTCTTAGAACAGAACGAAACAGTCCTATAAGGAGTCAACTATGTGTGTAGGTGGTGGTGGCGGTGGTCGCCCTTTATTTCAACCGACCCCCATAACTCCCGTGGCTCCTCCAATGCCTCCGGATCAAATCAACTTGCAGGGTGTTCCCACTATGGCTCTCCAGCAAATGATGGGACAGGCTCGGGCAAAAACTCAGTCAGAACTGCGTCGTGGTAACCGTCGTTTGGGTAGCCGACGCATGATGACTATTCCAAAGAGTAACTATTGATGTATCAGACAGGCACTATGAGAGGACAGTACGAGAGAATGGCAGCACGCCGCTCTATGTACCTTGACCGTGGGCGTGATTCGTCGCGTCTCACCATTCCGACATTGCTGCCTGACGCTGGTAACAACGAAGCCACCAAGTTCGCTACCCCGTATCAGTCCGTTGGTGCGAGAGGTGTGAACAATCTAGCCTCTGCTCTTCTTCTTTCTCTACTCCCTCCCAACGCACCATTCTTCCGACTTATCCTCGATGAAGGTGAGGAGAGGAAGATTGAGGGCATTGACCCAACCATTCTCTCGGAGGTAGAGGATTCTCTTTCTCAAATCGAACGGGCCATCAACAAAGAGATCGAAGGCGGCAACATGCGTGTCTCTCTCTTTGAAGGACTCAAACATTTGATTGTAACTGGCAATGTT